AGAGACAGATATATGTTTCTCCCCAGATTCCACAGGTAGTCCTCTATGTGGAAAAGACCAAAATGATGGAAAGATTAAAGTTTTACCACTTTCTGGTTTTATCAAACGACCATTAGAAAATTCAGTTTCACCTCCATCATAATCATCATTCAAGTATGTAATTGTTGAAAGAATTCTTCTAAGTCTAGGCGCTTCATTGCGCCAAATCCAATCATCACAATGCCATCTAAAATTATCAGTTTCTTTATACTTTGCAAACTTAGCATCAATAGCAAAACCGTCATTGAATCCCTTCTCTAAGTTGTCTCTTTCTATAGGATTCAAAAACTCCATATATGCGGATAATAATTTATCTGGAGATGGATACTCATTAGTAGTAGATATGAATCTATCAATACATTCTTCTTCTTGTCTGTCCCACGATAACAGTGGAATGATTTGTTTGTAGTATTCTAACTCTATATCAGAATAAACCTTATCATAGTATATGAAATCCATATCACTGGTGAATAGAATATATTTTAACTTTTAAATCTTCTTCACTGTCCCATTTATATTTTACTACAAAATTGCGTGGATTGTCAAAAGAAAAATTACGCAGTCTCTCATATTCTTCCCTCGTAAGAATTTCATTGTCCATCATCTTATCGACGTATTCTTCAAAATCTTCTGTGAATATCCACCTCTCAAAAGCAATAGACTTTGGTTTTCCTGGCACATACTGGACCCCAACACTATTTTCCTTTTCAGAAAACATTGGTATGATATTATCTATTTTTTTATAATTTCTATAATGATATGCAGGGTCTCTCGCATAGAAAGATTCTTTAAGCATGAGGAGACCATACTTAACAATCAAATTCTTTTTATTGAAACCAACGTATTCTAATCTCACTCCATTATCATCTGCACCACAAATAAAATCTAAATTGTGATTATCCACATATAATTGTTGAAACACATGTCTAACATATTCTAGAGGAGAATCCATTGTTAATTGAGGAGTTACCCACAAATATAGACCCTCATATTTTTCATCAGCAGAATACATCAGACCATAGTCTTCCATGAAATCAAATACATTTTGATTCTGGTCTACTTCTGAAAATATCTTCAACAATATTTCCATACATTCACCGACGTTTTCCACAGGGCAACTGTCAAAAAATCGATTTGGATAAGAATGTCCAATACTAACTAAATTCATCTCATTTGTGACATCATACTCTTTCAGTGTCACGTTACGAGATGCATTAAATCTCTCTAAGAGAATCTTACTCTCAAGTTGTTTTGTTAAAGTTTGAAGTAAATTTGTAAATTGTTCTGGTTTATCAAATTCAAGTCTGATGTCGTTTTTTACAAATACATCAACAAATTTAGCAATCTCACGCTCAGAAAAATCCATACAATTTTAGGTGTTATTAATATTCAGACTCCCATCAGCTGATACAAATTCTGCTTTCACGAAGAAATGCATTTCTTCATCCAACAAATATTTCTTTAGGGGAAACCACTCATCATAAGCATTTAATGCAGCTTCAACAGTGTCTAGGATTACATATGCTTCATTCTCTTGCATCAAAACACTCAATAGAGTTTGTGGAATTTTTCCTAGATAGAATTCCCACACTTCATCTGCTTTTTCTGGATTTGCAATAACACCTTCTGCTTTAAAATGAGCTGCTACTTTTCCACTATGTTTTGCAAGTTGTGCAAGAATATCCGACTCGAAGAAGACATTTACTCCGTATTCCATCACTCATCCTCCTGAATATCGCCAAGTAACTGCATAGCTTCTTCTTTTCTCTTAGTATCTTCCATAACAGAATTCAAGATATCATTAATAGTAAACTCAATATTATATGATTGTAATTTCGTATCAATATTTTGAATTAAAGCATCTAAATCACTAGTTGCAGTAGTCCACCAATCTGATGGCAATGCATTATCCCCTTCAATTTCTTCTCTGATTCTTACCAAAGATTCATCATAATAATTCTGTGTATCATCTACCGTATTAAAGTCAATTTCTAGAATTGGCAATTTCATTGCTTGTAAAGACTTAATCAATTCAAATTTAACTGATACTGCCGAGACTCTTCTAATGATATCATCAATTTGTCCATTATTCCACTGTTGCAATTCTTCGTCATACAAATCAGAGGGGATGGATGCAAGTTGTCCCATATAATCAGCAAACGTATCCAACTGAGTTTGTGGATTAGGACTAACTGGCATAACAACATCGATAAGATTATCAGTCCATGCTGGTTGGTCAGTTAAATCTCTCAATTCTTGTCTATATGTCTGCCATCTTGCTTTCTCATCATCACTCAAAGGAGAATCTGGAAGTTGTGTCCAATCAGATTTCGCAAGTAAAGCATCTCTAGAAGCAAGAAGAGAATATTTAATAAATGATAGGTCACCAACTTTATCTTGAATTTGCTGATAAACGTTTTCAATTCTAGCAATTTTACACTTAGAGTAAAAATTCAAGAAAAAATGGTATAACTCATCCGCTTGCTCTTGACTATGGACATCAAATCTATAGAATTTTTTGGTGGATACTCTAGTCCTATAATCAAAAACATCTTTATATCTTTCACAGACATACATGTCTTCCCACTTTTCAAATCGAGTGAGCTTATCTTTGTCAGTATGCCAAAATTCTGGCAAAGAAGCTTCCAAAGATGCTCTTTCCTCATCAGTCAATTTGAATGAGCTATTCTTATAACCAATAAATTGTTTAGGAATCACTTCGCCAGATTGTTTTGGCTGAAGGACTACCTGTAAAAGACGATCGGACATGATTTACTTCTTTCTTCCTTTAATATTTAGTATGCTTTAATTAGATACTTTAGTCTAAAGTATGGTGATAAAATAGGCAATCCTTCATTATTTTGTAGTGTGAATTTCAATGCACCATCAAAAAGTGCTTTGGTTGCATTTGTCATATTAATAGGTGCTGGCTCCATGAATAAGTTAAAACTTGGAGCTGTGCTATTTGGCACAAATTCTAAGTTAATAGTTTCTGTTAGCGTGTCACTAGCAGCAATAGGTCCAATGCCATCAGCATGAGTTTGGTCAGCATTATTTGTAGGATTGACAGTGGTCTTAGACAACGCATGATTATGCTGTGTGCCTTGACTAGTTTCAGGAATTCCTGCTGGACCATTAGCTACACTAGCACCCTCTGCCTCAAGCTCATAAAATTTAGGACTGATTTCACTAGGACCGCCGCCGTTACCTTGATTGCAACTTCCACTGGAAGATTTGTAACCATCTTCATATCCTGCTCCAATACCACCATGACTATGTGTAGGCACGCCACCAAAAGCCCACGGAAGTAGTGGACCAACTTTAAACTTATATTTTCCAGTGAATGTAGTATTACCGATACCTTCTACAGCCTCAAAACCATTTGTAGAGAAATTACCTAATGTAAATGTCAATGGGTCGCCATCACTACCCGCAGTGCCATCTGGTAATGACCCAACTCCAGGAGACCCTGGTGGTAATTGCTCAGACTCATTATAATTATACTGTCCTCCAATAGTCCCTGGGACATTTTTATCACCACCAGAATTCCCATCTGGTCCAAATAAAGGAACAATAGATGTAGACCCAGAATTATTATCTACATTACCCGTGCCCATTAATTTTTTACCAATAGGCATTGGTAATCTAAATTTATCTGATGTAACACCATATGCATCACCAATTACTCTATAAAGAGCAGGAAAATCTTTTTTCTTAACCCATTGACCTCTCAATTCAATATAACCAGGGAATCTATCATCAGTATTTTTCCATCTAGGAGATACATAACCAGAAGTTGTCACCCAAGATGGTTTATTTGCGGTATATGCACTACCAGAAGTCTCCGTAGAGTTTGCTGATGTGTTAAAAACACTTCCAGTTGTTGCATGTTTCCATTGTGCATTGTCATTAGTCGTTTGAGATGATGAATGCACATAATCAGATGGTTTTGGTATACAAATCACTGTGCCAATCGCTGCGCCGCTCTTGATACCTTCAGTTGTATATCTAATAGCATCTCCATAAGTACCAGTGCCAGTAGAAGTTATTGATAATGTCACTGTAACAGTAAATGTAGAAGATGTCGCTGAAACAATATTATCAACGTTATTTCTATCGTAACGATGCTGGTCACAATCTGTCAATCCAATCAAACATTTGTATACTGTATTATTATTTGCTGCACTTGCTGTGATACTAAGAGATTGTGATGTTTGTCCAGAGATTGGACTACTTCCTGCGTACCATTGATATGTTGGAGTGCCACCAGTAACAACAGGATTTAAATCCAAAACAAATGCTGCGCCGTCAGCAACTGACTTTGTTGCAGAATCAGCAAAATAACTAAATCTTCTAATAATATTTAAGGTAGAAACCGAAGAATATGCAGAAGTAGGAACATCAGCTGAATCAATTTTGCATCTAATTTTTAAACCATCTTCACTTTTAGCAAATGTAGGTGGGATAAAAGAATTTGATGCTGAAGATTGACCTTGATATCCTGTGCCAAAATTTGTCCAAGTAGTGCCATCTGTGCTTCTTTGCCATTGATATGTTGGCGAAGCACCAATAGTAGAATCTGCTTCAACTAAAAAAGTAACTGCCTGTGATGCTCCTTCTAAAATATTATAAGATGATGGGACATCTGTTATCAATCCAATAGCAACTGTGAAGATATCTAATACCACAGCATTAGTATAATCTACATAACCACCTTGACTCGTCACCTTACAGCGATAATATCCCTCATTATTTGCCGTAGTGACACTTAAAAGACTTAGAGTGTCTGTTGTTTCACCAGAAATATTAGACCAAGTTGCAGCAGATGGATTACTATTATTATAATTAGTGCTTTTCTGCCATTGATATGAAACTGTGCCTAAACTCAAAGATTGAGCAGTTACTTGCCATTCAACATTAACAAATTCATTAACATAGTAATCATTAAGATTACTTAAAATTGTAAAGAGGTCATCTTCTAAAATTAATTCACCCGATGATGAAGTAACTGATGATAATGCTCCTGGAGCATTTACGATACATCTATAATATTCATCTAAAGATGATGTTGCACTTGCTATCGTCAACAAATTAGTTGTATATCCTGTGTAAGTAGTCCCAGCATTTGATGCTGTAATATCTGTCCACGTTGAATTGTCACTACTTTTTTGCCATTGGTATGTAATAGTTGCTGTGCTGGTAACAATCGCAGATATTGAGAATGATGCACTAAAAGTAGGATATACAGTAGCATTTCCTGGTTGCGATAACACAAATATTTGTCGAAATACTGATAATGTAGCAGTATTTGAATAAATCGGTGTTAATACTTTATTGTTATTAGCATCTAACGTATAAACAGCAGTAGATGTAACTTTTGCTCGATATTCAGCGCCATCATCATCAGCAATTCTTACTGGTGGTGTATCATATGATAAATCTAGAAAATATGTTGGGTCTTGGGTAGCTGGTGCTGAATAGTAAGTTCCGTAATCTTGGTCTTTAGTTACTGTAATACCAACATCACTCCATGTTGATGCACCAGGGTCTTTTCTCTGAAATACCATGGTAACATTACCATTCAATCCTGTATTTTTGCTAGTATTTACTTCGGTGACAAACTGTGCTGTTTGTATTGGATAATCGGTAAGAGCACTTCTATTTGACACATCACCATAATAATCTTCACCTATAGTGACACTCAAGATATTTTCTGGATTGGTGACGACATCCGTCATCAAAATACTATGTGAATTAGTAGTTACTGCTGGTTCAGTGCTGGACCCACTAACAACACATCGAATACGAAATTCTTCAAAATATATTAGTTTAGTTAATTGAAGAGTGCTTGTATTGGATGCAGTGCCAGTTACTAATGAAAAGAAATACTCAGAAATACCGTCTGCTATGGGTAGAAAGTCAGTGTAATCGCCATTAGCATCCAAGTAACTGAATTCCCAAGCATATCCTAAACCAGACCCAGCAGTAGTTAATGCACCAACTGTAAATGTAGCTTCTCCAGAATTTGCAATGGAAGTTTTATAACAATTAGTAGACGTAGTATCACCAGCACCATCTCCAGGGTGACTGTAAATGGTGATGATTGGATTAATTACTAATAATGTTGCAGGAACATTTACAGGACTGTTTGATGCCGAAGGTTCTGCAATTTGTGCTCGATATTGATAATTACTTATTCCAAAAGTAGTATCAAGAATACTTAAGACAGACCTTACTCCGAAAAAACCTCCCAAATCATAAGCATTATCAGTAACTACACCATAATTAGTTATAGTGCCATCAAAATCACCATTATTAATGTTAGACCATGTATTACCATCATCTGTGCTTTTTTGCCATTGTACTGTAACATTAGCAAAATTAGAGGAGACTGTTTGGTCTACAGCACTCAAACTCATCTCCACTGCAAGAGAAACGTCAACACCAACTCCAGCAGCAATTGAAGTATCTGGTTCTGTCAAAACAACAATTGCTGGTGCAGTTGTAACTACTAATATTCTATCACCAATACCTGGGTCTTCATCACTATTAACAACATCACCACTCTGATTAGTAATTACTACGCGCCAATATAGTCCATTTTGGACAGAAGTTAATTGACTTGTAGTGTAACTATCAGATGTATTTCCAACTAATCCACTAGACGTATAACTAGCTCCAGCATTATTTGAAAACTGCCATTCATACGATAACGTTTCTCCATTACTATCCGAAGCAACCACAACAAAATTAACTACTCCGCCTTCAGGAGCAGTAGGTGTGGTTGGTGTTAAACTGGAAATGCTAATTGCCATTTTAGTCTAGAATTTAATTAGATATTCACATAATATAAATTTTGGAGCAATATCATCAGATTTGAAAGTGTTTGCTACATTAACCGTTACGCTGGTAGTAATAGGTCCTGCATCCATCAATATAGCTTCCACACTAGAGCTTTTTGTCTCAGATAATTTTTGTGGAGCAGCACCATAATGTTTATGCTCAGTTGCTGTATCAGTGCCAGTTTCTTGAAACGAGATGCCTTTGTGTGCTACTCCAGCTTGCATGTCTGCAGCGCAAACAATCTGATCTTTCTTACCACAAATATAAACTTGCACAAATTTAGCGTATTCCAAAGCGTCATTTCTGAAGTTAATACGTTTGGAAATTTTACCTGTCCAGTTATGACCATGTGCTAAAAATTGACCAATAGATAAACTTTCATCTTCCGTAGCAGATGGAGGACTTTTAGCTTGCACATTTCCAACTAGTGTTAAAGTTCTGCCAGGCACTTTAAACTCTCCCTCATAAGGAAAATCTACAGTAGTGCCTTGAGCTTCTAAACTTATAGCAACTCCAGCTCTCTGCGCTGGAGCATTTGTAGCAGGATTAGTTACTTCAATGTTTGAATATGTGCCTGCATTTGAATTTCCAACAATATATTTGGACCCCAAATCTGGTAATTGAAATGTGCCGCCAGTGCCATCTTCTTCTGCATCTGATAAAGTAGTGCCATCTTTTCTATAAATTGATGTTGCACCAACGCCCAAAACTCTAGCTAAGTTTGGATATTGATCTGCAGAAAGAATTTGCCCTTTACACTTCAAAAATCCCGCTGGAATAAACTCTGTGTAATCTTGACCTAGAGCAGATGCACCAGATAACTCTCTGAAAAAAGGAAAAATAGACCCACAGGGACCACCATGTTTACCCTTTTCAAATGAGTAATATTTTTCGTATGCGTATTGCGTTGTCATATTTAATATGCTCTAATAATAAACGACATACCCAAAGTTGGTGTAGCACTACTCATATTTAGGGAGCAAAATGACTTCCCTGGATCGTTAACAATTTTGACAGTATTCATTTTAACATCGTTTACAATACCAGGATTCAAAACTTTAACTTTACTCTCAAATGTATAATCGATAGTGCCATGTCTGTGTCCAGTTATCTCAGAAATACTTCTTTCGTCATTACTCAAACTAGAGAAAAAATGTATATTTCCAGACTTAAAAGAATACATATCACCACCAGTATCTCCATCACCATTAGAGAAACCAGTTGATGCATATTGACCGCCCCCAATAGGACCATCATTAACAATATTACCACCACCCTTTCGATATGTAGTGCTAACTGTTTTAGATGCACCAACAGTTGTCATGTCAAATCCAGTTTTTGGAGGGTCATTAGTACTTCTATTTACGTTGGTGCAACTACCTTCCAGTTTACAATATCCATCACTACCCCAACTACTCTTACATCTCGTTGCACCTTTATTTTTTCTATTATATGAAGGAGAGGTATCACCAGAAACATCATAACTATGACCGTGTGATGGTAAATGCACGTCAGTGGTTTTTCTTTCCAAAACTTGAATAATACTATCTGCCGTGCCTGTGGATAGTGAAAACTCTCCATATTTTGCAGTAACATCTGGTTTTGATGTTTGTTCTCCAACAACATCTACTGTAGTATTGTGGTCTTGTGTTACATCATTACCAGAGTTTCCATTATCAGATTTTCCAACAGTTAACCAAAATTCATCTTCATTGATATTAGAATTTTCTGGTTTATGTGCATCACCTGCATTTTGCAACCAACTAAAATGTCCTTGGAAAATGTCCATTATACCTGCATTTTGAGATAACAAATCAGGTAATTTAAAGGTAGACCCAGTAGTGCCTCCATACACATTGCCAATAGTGTCATACAACAGTGGATATCTGTCATATGGAATAGCAGCGCCATTACACAAGATCCATCCGTTTGGGACGGTATCTTGTGCTCCTGGCCAAGGGATAATTGCCCCAATGGGCAATCCCTTCATAGATTTTAATCTATTGTAATTTGCAGCGTCTTGATATGCCATATTAGATTTCCATTAGCCACCATCCCTGGTGAGTGCCGTCGATACCGTTACCATCGCCATCTGCGCTACCTGCATAAATCAATCCAAATGCAGCATTTGGTGTGTTAACCACCAATTCACCGCTACCATATGCAGATGAAAGACCACCTAATGTAGAACCCGAAGTGCTACCTTGTAATGGGACACCAGATGGTGCTCTAATCACTAGATTATTAGAGAATGTCAACGCTCCACCGACATCAACGATTCTTACAGTATCTCCAGTTTCTGCATTTGCAGGTAATCTCAAGACCAATGTAGATCCTGGGCGGCAGAGATATTGTAGGTTTGGTTTCAATTGATATGCAGATGCATCTGTATTGCCCTGTGTAGAGACAAAGATAGTCTTTCTACCACCATTCTTATTGTAGAAACCATCCTCACCAAATGCTTCAATGGAAGCATCTTGCTTGAATTTATATGGTTTAGCGCCATTGACGCCCATGTTATTAATTTCAACAATATCCTGACCATCAGATGGAGAAGCAGATGCTAGTCCATTGACTTCTAGATATCTACCAACATAAGTATCACCAGTTTGTGCATCAACTGTAAATCTAGAGGTGTGGACGTTGCTTGAGGTCTCAGCATTTGCAGGAGTTGCTAAAGTGCCAACTGCAAAGTCATCACCAGTCCTCAATGTGCCAGCAATCTTAGTATTACCAGTAGATCCTAAGACTTCTAATGCAATATTAGTTGCTGCATCTGTTCTAGACTTATCAAACTGACCAGTAGCATAGTAATTATCTTTGAATATCTTGAGGTCAGCACCATTATATAACTTAGTATCGCCAGTTGCAGACTCTACATAGAATCTAGGTGTGCTACCATTAGTAATTACTAGATATTGCTTTCCAGGAGTGGATGTATCTGTATTACCAGACAACTCAATAGAGTTGTGGACTTTAAGATTACCACCACCAGTTGCAGTTGCAGAAGTTGCAGTGCTGGAAGTTACACCATTTGCAGTTGCAAGATTCTGGTCATTTGTAACATCATCTGCAGAATTATTACTATCATAACCAATAGTAACATCACCAATAATTTGTGTGTTACCAGATGTCGAGATAGTTCTAAACATTCTCAATGCATCTTTTGGCAACGCCGAGGTGCCAAAATCTCCATTATTAATAGTGAATGCCTGAGCGTTAGCAAGATTAATTTGACTTACTTCTACAAATTCATCAGAGACAAGTCCTGCATTAATTCTAAGTAAATCATTTAGTTTTAGATTTGCTGAGAATTCTGCAATTCCAACAGTAGTGTCAGTAGCAGTAATAGGATCTGGGTCAATGTAAGTAGCATTCTCCTGCTTAATCAATAGATAAATTCTATCATTATCGGGGTGTGATACTGCAGCAGTTCCTTCTTGAGCTCTTTCTACTGGGACTGTAAATGGGAATGTAGATGTTGGATAATTTGTAGTTTTTACAATCTCCTTACCAATCAATAGTAGTTGATTGATGGAAACACCAGTTGGGTTGTTAATGAATAAGTTGTATGTGCCATCTGCATTTGCAAATGATGCATCACCCCAAGCAACACCACCATCTGTATCAACTTTTGTTTGTGCAAGTCTTGCTCTTGCTGTGCCAGCATCAGTAGACCCACTGGTTAATGCAACAGTTTTGACACTTCCATTTAGAGTATCGCTAATAGTAAATCCACCAGCATCTCTCTGCACCACATAGTATGTTGTGCCTACAGAAATACCCGCTAGATTACCAGCATCAATAAATTCAACTTCATCATTTGGATTTAGATATACATTAGGAGTGATTAACTTGTTAGAAGTTACTGTAGAAATATCGATAATTTCTGTAAGATCTTCAACATATGAATAGTAATCAATGTTTAGATTTGCCAAACTTCCTTCAGTTTGTGCTGCGCCAATAGCATTACCAGCTCCATCAAATGGAATCACCGTGCCTGTAGCAGTAAACGTAGATACATTTGCTCCCGTGCTTGGGAATGTAAATGTAGTGGTGTTAATTACTGTTGCTGTAGTAGTGCCAACAATATCAAACGTAGAGTCGCTAGTATAAATTTCAATTGTTTGACTATTGGTCAAATTGTGAGCAGCGACAGTTGTCACTGTTGCAACATTATTATTTCTGGAAAGAGAAGCAATTCTGATATTACCAAAAATATTTCTATCAATACCAACACTAGAATTTTTGAGACCACCATTTTGAGTGATATCAGATTCAAAGAATGCAGACCCTTGGACTCTCAATCCATGTCTAAAGTTTGTTTGTCCAGCAACACCACCAAATTCAATGGTGCCTGCAGATAAACCAATGCTCAATTTATTGAGACCTGATGGGAAAATAGTAAACTCTGGGTCTACCGCAGTAGTATTAATTTCACTACCATTCAATGTCAGAGGACCATCAACAATTGTTTGATAAGTCTTAATCTGAGTAACAGATTGTGCTTCGTTAGAATATGCACCACCGATGGTAATCGATGCCTGATTAGTAATCAAATCAGGGACGGTTGCAATATTAACCGTTGCATTAGTAGACTTAGTATGAATATCAAGTCTTGTAGAGCCAAGGGCTTCAGTGCCCATGTTGAATGTGTGGTCTGCTGTTACTGCTGTGCCAACATTGAGTGTCTGAGATGCAGTTGCAAGGTCACCAATAGTAACTGTTTGTGCATAACCAGCAAGATTTAATGTAGTTGTAGATGTCTGATTTGCTAAAGTAAAATTACTTGCTGTGGAGCGAATATCGCCACCATCGACATCAATATCAGATTCAAAGGTAAAGTCACCAGTGATTCTAGCGTCACCAGAAACAACGAAGTTTTTATCTAGTGCTGCGTCGTTGACGTTAATACCAACTCTACCATTATCAATATCAGCAGTTGCACCCTCAGTGCGTCCATCTTGTGATAGTGTTGTAGTTGCAACTCTAAATTCGGCAGTTGAATCTGGGTTATCGCTAGCACCACCAACAATAAATGCGTGCTTAGTTGCTTCTGGTGTACCACCAGTGCCATCAGATAGTGTGGTTTGAGTCCTACCACTGATGAATGTGTTACCAACAACATCGAGGTTTGCTCTTGGATATGTTGCAGTAGAAACAAATCCATCTTCATAATCTGTAGAAACTGCTCTAGCGACAGTGTTGATACCTAGTTTATAGTCACCATACACAGAAGTTTCTGTGCGTAGTGCCTCGGCACCAACAACTCCAGTTTCTTTCCACTCAGAAGTGCCGAGAGAAATTTCTAGATTTGGTTGGTTGCTAGACGTTACAGAGAAGACATATGGAGCATTTCCAGTCAATACTGTCTCAGAAGCTCTGTCGGTAATCAGATAAACATATCCATTTGATTCTAGATATTCATATCCTTCAGAAGCATTATTATAAACACTATGGACACCATTGATAGTTGCTAACGTGCCTTCACCACCTGTAATCTTAATCTGACTACTTAATGTGATATCAAGTGAAGCACCTGGATTAGAAGAACTAAAGTTAACTTTACCGATTTGGTAAATCAACTTGATAACATTTAAATTAGGATAGAATTCAACACCAATAATATCAATAGCAGACTCATTACCAGGAGTTGCATTTAGAGTATAAGGGACATAAGAGTTAGCATATACCCAACCAAGTGACCCAGTAAATCCTACTTCAGCACCTTTAAATAGAATGTCACCAGATAATGGGACACTAGATCCAAATGCTATGGTTTGTGATGAATTAAATCTTGCTTTGGTGCCAGTTGTTGATTGATTAGGTGTAGTATTATCAACCGCAGACCTTAGAGTATATCTTTGGTTTCCTCTTGGATTGAGGTCAAAGATAGCAGCTCT